CGCTTCCCTATCTGAGATTTTATACGAGCTGCGTGCTTAGGATTCAAAGTCATAACATGAACTAAATACATAAAGAAAAGAAATGCAACTATCCAAGAATCACCATGAGATGTATCAAAAGCCCCACTCGGCATAGCTCCATATATTATACGCCAAATAGAACCAAAAAAATGGGTATATTTTATGCATAAATGATTAGATGTAACCTTACATAACCATTTAAACATATTAAGCTCTTCAGATGACATAATCAGTTCATTATAATAGTAACGCACAAATACATTATACCATCCAAGTAACCACAATTTAACTGAAAGATCAAACATTTTAAAATCACCATCATCATAGGACATACCTGGTAAATCATATCCCATAGTTTTAGCATAATGATAAGCTCCCCCATGCCACCAACGTAACCCTATTTTAATCACGCGACCTCTTTCTATAAGATGACGTTGCTGTTGCAACTTCTGAGACAGCAAAAAAAGGAGAAAGCTAGGGATATAAAAGTGTCTAATTTTATCTTTCAAATAATACATTTCTGGTTTAACTGTCACATTCCATATATGCTGAGAAACAGAAGGGTCTCTCCCCTGAGCTGCTAATTGCATCAAGCGATCCATCTCTTTACGAACACGATGATATTGCTCCATTTTCATCCCAAAAGGCTTAACTATTATAGGAGGTAGCCCATCCAACCGTTTAACATCCGATGGACCAGTCATAATACCAGAACTAGTTCGAGGAGGGAAGGAGTATTGTTCATCTGCTGAGTACGTAAAAACCTGAGAACCTTTAAATTTCTCCGTACCCATATACTCAATCATCAATTTCATAGCTGGATAAACGTAACCGGATAACATTGCTGATGCTTTAAAAGTCACTGTATCTTGCTTAAATTTTTCTAAAGCTACTATCATTTTCTTAGGATACAAATTACTCAAACTATATGATACATTCGGCACTCCATTCTTTCCTCCGAAAGCCATATTAAACGCAGACATCTTCTTCATACACAGTATCGCTAATGATTCTATTTTAACATCCCAACTAACTCCGGAACATATAACCTTTCCCTGATGACGAACTTCTTGCCATATCTGTCGTATAGATTCAGTCGGAACCATAAGTAATGAAAAATACAACAAATCCCATTCCTTATACAAAGTTAAAATTTCTGGGATAGGTTGAACACCATCATCCTGTGCTGACACAAAATTTCCTACATACTGCGGATTAGTAACTACCATATTAGGACTTTTCATTGAATCTGCAAAAATAGAAGCAGTACGAATCCCTTCATGTACATCCTTACCCACACCATTTCCAACATACGCTAATTGAATAACAGCTGATACTAACCTCAACCTCATCATATAATTAGTATTGTCTTCTCGCATGATATGTACTCGATTCTCCTTAGTCCGCAACCGCTCTACTACCACAGGTGCCAGCATAAGAGTCAAATTACAAACACACACTTGACTCGCTTCATGAGTTTTATTACATTGCACACCATTAACATTATACATTAAATTAACTCTTTTCCAAGCTGCTTGACGATAAAAAATGTACTTCAATAGAGCGTATTGAGGTGGAAGCTCTCTAACTATGTCCAGAACTCCGAAAAAAACGGAATTAAGAAAAGATCTTCTAGGCTGTCTTACGAAATTCAGTTTATCTACAGGACGCACACACTATCC